CGTTAGTTTCGTACGGATATGTCAAGAAGTCTCTGATCTTGCCATAGTTGTAGTCAAAGGCATCGTACGACTGGACCTCGCGAAAGTACTCCTTGAGCACTCTCGCCATATGACCGGCCCCACAAGCCGGCTCAAGACAAGTCAACTGGTCGAACTCGCGCGTCCATGGTGTAAGGACATGCTCGAAGAGCGCACGCGTCGCCCACGGTGGCGTCGGAAAATAGTCTGGACTGTCAGCGGGCTCACTCCGCTGTGACATCACCGCATGCGAGGTGTTCTGCATGGCGCCCTCCATCATCACTATACGGCATCGTGCAGCATAATCCAATACGAATCGGAAAATACAGGCATAAAAAATGCCTAGACGAGCATTCGAGCCGACCGAGCGAAAGCGCGGCGAAGTAAGAGCGCTGGCCGCCGCTGGATATAGTCATGAGCAGATCGCGGAATATCTCGGAATTGCCGTAAAAACTCTATACAAATACTTTCGAGAGGAACTTGATCGCTCGGCAATGACCATGATTGCCGTTGCAGTGCAGGGGCTATACAGGGCAATACTTGATCGCGAGGCGTGGGCTATTTGCTTCCTGCTCAAGACGCGCGCGAAGCATCTAGGCTGGACCGAGCGTGTCGAAGTCACTGGCAAGGACGGCGAGCGCCTGTTCGACCTGTCGAAGCTGACGGATGAAGAACTCAGCGCGCTTGAGGCGATCACGACCAAGGCCGCGATTGCGGCCACTGCCATCTCTGGCGGAAATACAGGCGGAACGGATCAGACGCATCACTGATCGCGCGCGCAATGAATTGGCGCGAGGCAACAATTCGCTGGCCACGTTCGTTCGCCTGGCGTGGCACGTGATCGAGCCGACGCGCGAATATGTCCATGGCTGGCATATCGACGCGATGGCCGAGCACCTTGAGGCTGTATCGCGCGGAGAAATAAGGCGCCTGCTGATCAACATCCCGCCGGGCATGATGAAGAGTCTGATGGTATCGGTATTCTGGCCGGCGTATGAGTGGGGGCCGATGCAGCGCCCCGACCTGCGGCACATCACGTATAGCTACGATATGGACCTGTCTACGCGCGATGCGCTTCGGTGCCGCCGGCTGTTGACCTCGCCATGGTATGAGGCGCTATGGGGAGATCACGTCAGATTGACCACCGACCAGAACGTCAAGACCAGATACGAGAATGACAGGACTGGATTTCGCATTGCCGATTATGTAGGCGGCGGCACCGGGGAGCGAGCGGATCGAAACATAGTAGACGATCCCCATAGCGTGCGCGATGCGGATTCCGTAGCCAAGCGCGAGTCGGCGCTACTCTGGATGCATGAGATTCTGCCGACGCGCATGACCGATCCGACGAAGTCGGCAATCGTCATCGTCATGCAGCGGATTCATGCGCGCGACATGGCCGGCGAGATCATCGCCGGAAACATGAAATACGAGAAGCTCATATTGCCGATGGAATTCGATTCATCGCGTCGCTGCCGGACGTCGATAGGATTCGCTGATCCGCGCAGCGTTGATGGAGAGCTTCTGTTTCCAGAGAGATTTTCGCGGGAGATTGTCGATCGCGACAAGGCGGCCATGGGAAGCTACGCGGTGGCAGGGCAATTCCAGCAGCTGCCGGCTCAGCGCGAAGGCGGCATGTTCAAGCGGCAGTGGTTCGAGATCGTCGATGCCGTTCCGGCTGGCGCAAAACGAGTGAGGCGATGGGACTTGGCCGCCACCGAAGCCTCGGCGGCAAACAATCCGGACTGGACGGTCGGACTCCGCATGGCGATGTCGCCGGACGGCGTGTTTTTCATCGATGATCTCGTGCGATTTCGCGGCTCGGCCGCAACTGTCGAGCGGGCAATAAGGGCCACGGCATCGCAGGACGGTCGCGACGTGGCGATACGCCTGCCCCAGGACCCCGGCCAGGCGGGAAAGGCGCAGGCGGCCGCACTCATCCGCATGCTCGCTGGATATGATGTAGCCGCCGCGCCAGAAACCGGATCAAAGCAAACGCGAGCGAGGCCGCTCGAAGCGCAGGCCGAAGCGGGCAACGTCAAGTTGTTGCGCGGCGAGTGGAACGATGCGTTTCTGGCCGAGCTATCTGATTTCCCGAGCGGGCAATTTGACGATCAGGTTGACGCCGCGGCCGGCGCGCTCAACGCACTGATTGAGGGAATCGGTGGACCACAGATCTTCGTCTAGCGGTGGCGAGCAATGAATTGGTTCAGCCGATTGATTTGGCGCGCCGCGCTGCCAAAGCCGCGCCCTGACGCATTCGGTCAATTCATGCTGTGGCTGTCCGGCGCGCCGATCGATTCGCGCCCGATCAAGACGCGGCGCGATCAGCTCAGCGCATATGCAGGCTGGGCCTATTCCGCCGCGTCGATCATCGCACAGGATGTGCGCGCCAATCCGTGGACGATCTGGAGGAGGATCGGGGATCGCGCGCAATGGGAGAGACTTCCGGACAACGATATCAGCCCGATTCTCATGCGCCCGAACGGCATGCAGACATGGGGCGATTTCGTCGAGATATCGCAACTGCATCTCGATCTGTCAGGGGAGACATTCTGGCATGTCATTTCCGATGGCGGACCAGCAAACCAAATGCTGGGATTGGAGATCGTCTATCCGCATTGGGTCGACGACCCGATTCAGGGCGACCTCGGCGAAATAATCGGCTGGCCAGTCACCGTGCCTGGTCGGACGCGCGTGATTCTTCCGGCGTCCGAAGTCGTGCAGATCAAGTATCCGCATCCTCTCGATCCGCTGCGCGGCGCCTCGCCGGTCGAAGCATATGCCGTGGCGCATGACATGGACATCTACGCGCGCGCATACGGGTCGTCGCTCCTCAAGAATCGAGCTGTGCCCGAGCTTGCAATTTCCAGCGATCATGATCTGACAATCGAACAGGCCGACGCAATCCGCGAAGCATGGCTCGATCGATATCGCGATCCGCGCAACGGGCCTGCCGTCATTGGCCGCGGCGCAAAGGTGCAGCAGCTAGGACTGGGAATCAAGGATTTGGCATTCCTCGAAATGACGAATGCATCGCGCGATCTGATCCTGTCGATCTATCGCGTGCCGGCATCGAAGCTCGGTCTGACGACGGATTTCAACAGAGCGAATGCGGAGGCAGCGGATGCAACCTACAAGGAGAATTGCATTCTTCCGCGCCTGCGCAGAATCGAGGAGGTCATCAACTCGCTGCTCATTCCGCGTCTGTATGGCGACAGAGCGCGCGATCTGGCTTTCGAGTTTGAATCGCCGGTTGATGCCGATCGCGAATTTGAGTTGCGGCGCGCGAATGACATGTTCGGCGCCGGAGCAATAACGGTAAATCAATACAGGGAGCGGCTTGGGGACGATCCTGTTGACGGCGGCGACGTTTATTTCGTTCCGGCTGGCAGGAGAATCGTCGACAGCCTCGAACCGGATATCGAGCCGATGCCACCGCGGGAAGCGAGAGCGCGCAGTCAAGCGCGGCGCATGCCGCAACCTGATGCACTGATGGAATTGGGCGAATTGCGATTCGGTCGCGCGCAATCGCGATTGGAACGGCGCATGCAGGATGCCGTGCGGTCGTTATTCTCGCGCGAGCAGAAGGCCGTCGTCGCGGCAATCAGAAAGAATGTCGATATCAGGGCAGGCCGTCCGGAAACGCGCGATTGGATCGACGAGATCATCAGGCGATTTGAGCACGAATGGCGATCGATGGTAGCTGACTTCATCGTGCGTGGATATCGCGAGGGATGGGGATTGCTCAGCGCCGAGATTTCCGACTCGCTGTCATTCTCGATCTTCCGCACCGAGGCGGAACAGATTGCGCGGCGGCTGGCCGGCGAGAAAGTGGCCAACATCTCGCAGACCACCATGGATGCCATTCGGACAATCATTGCTGACGCGGTCGCGAGCGGTGCATCAATCGATACGATAGTGAGCGAAATCAGCGAATTGTACGACGGATTCAGATCGGATCGCGCAACGACGATTGCACGAACGGAAATGACGGCCGCAATCAATGGCGGCAAGGAGGCGCACGCCGATGAAATACAGACGCGACTCGGAATGCGCCTGACAAAGACATGGGTCGCGACGGATGACGACCGGACACGCGAAAGTCATGTTGCGGCGAACGGTCAGACGGTGGAACGGAACGATGCATTCGAACTATCTGGAGGGCTTCTCATGTATCCGGGCGATCCGAGCGGCCCGCCGGAGGAAATCGTCAACTGCAGATGCACTGTCGTGTATCAGGAGGAAGAATAAGCGTGGCGCCGAATGACAAGGAGACAACAATGATCGACGAGGCAATCAATGTGCGCGGTTCTGTTCTTCGCGCGCCGCAGAACAATTCGCGCGTGGTCACGTTCCGCGCGTCGACGCCGACGCTAGATCGTCACGGAACGCGCGTCATTCCGAGCGGAATCGATACATCTCGATTCGACCGAAACCCTATTTTCCTTTGGGGGCATGACGGCTATGGCGCGTTCGGAAATCCGCCGGAAATTGACGCCGTGATCGGTCGCGTCGTCGCGCATCGCACGAGCGATTCGGCATTCGACATTGATGTCGAGTTTGCGCCGGCCGACGTGAACGAGCGAGCCGAACAGGCATTTCGTCTCGTCAAATCGGGGTATCTCAATGCCGTGTCGATCGGATTCTACCCGCGCGTATGGCATCAGGAGCAGGCCGAGTCAGGCGAACAGATCACGGTGTACGACAAGGTCGAGCTGCTTGAGGTCAGTCTTGTTCCGGTGCCGTCGAATCCTGATGCAATCGCGTTGACGCGACATCTGTTCGGTGGATCGCCGGATATCGACCAGATGATCGCCGTTGACACAATTCTTCGCGTTGGAAAGGTATTGTCGTCAGCGAACAAGGCCAAGCTCAAGCAGGCGGCGCAATTGATCAATGATGTCCTCGCATCGGCCGAGAGCGAGGAAGATCAGAGTACACACGCGGCAAATCGCACGCCTCCCGACAGATCGGCAGAAGACGGCGCGCGATCGGCTGCCACATCGGCTGTCAGGACATGGCTTGCCAGGCGCGCGACCGAGCGCGCGATGCAAGCATTCCGAACAATCAGGAGATGATCATGGAGAATATTGCCACCGCGGTCGGAGAGGCCGTCCGCAACGAGTTGTCCTCGGTGATTGCCGAGGTACGGGAA